AGCGAAACCTTACTATACACACGTAAACAATAAGTACCCTGTATTTGCGATAGAGTTATATCCAATGCTTAATAAACTTCATGGGTTCGGCGATGGGAAATTATTATTACCACTACAAAGATTGGTTAATAGATTGTATGACGAAATAATACTTGCAATTAAGTTTTCCAGTCAAGGTAGAACATATGTAGATCCTAAGGCAAGACTCAATCCGAACGAGTTTGCAGAAGCAGATCCTAAGAAACCTATAATTGTTAATAATCCAACTCAAACCATCAAAACAGAGCGTGGTGTTGGAATTAATGCAGTAGTTTTCAATTTGCTAGAGCAAGTATTCAGAAAAGTTGAGGAAGTAACGAGATTTAGTGCTTTGATGACGGGAAACGATACAAAAGGTTCAATGACAGCAACACAATCTAATATAATGATGCAACAAGGAAATACTGGCGTAACGGATAAGCAAACAGATATAAGCCGCATGATGTCAGATGTATTAGAGTATTGTCTAGGATTATCACTTCAATTTTGGACAACAGAAAAAGCTTTTAGAATAGCTAATGTAGACGATGACGAAAGCAGAACGTACGAATGGATCAGTCCAAGCAGATATAAAGAAGTACCAATCAAAGTACCAGCAACAAGAGAGTATATTGCTAACTTTAGAAAGAACAATCCGAAGGGTAAAACACCTACAATGATGTTATTAACAGACAAAGCGGGTGCAACAATGACTAAGAATATTGAACTTGATATTAAGGTTAGCGTTGGGGAAGGTATGCCGAACAACAAGGCAGCAATGTATCAAATGGTACTTCAACTTGCACAAACACAAATTGTAGATAGTGCTAGTGGACAACCTAGAAGTTTATTCTCTTATAAACAAGTAAAAGACATGATGGAGGATATATTGGGTATAAGAATAAAAGAAAGTGAAAAAGGAACAGTTGCAGAAGTACCAGGCGGCGGCAAAATGAATATGAATGCACCTAGTGCTAATGTAGAAGGACAGAATGTAAAAGGTAATCCATCGGGGGTTTAATATGTTCAACGAAGACAACATAAGTATAATGGATGCGTTAAAGAAAGTTGATCCTAAACGAACAGAAAATTTTTTCCACGAGAATGAATTAGTTAAGAAGTTTGTTGAGAATGATGGCGGTGGAATTGATATAATGAAGCAGCCAGTATGTGAGAAATGCGAAAGACCTGGAACGTGGAGCAAGACAGGCGGATATTGCTTTAGTTGTAACCACACAACAAAAGATCCAAAGAAGGTAGAAGAATATTTAATAGAAATGTTGGACGGATTAGACATCCAAATGATTAAAATGGTTATGAAAGGAATTGAAAATGAAAAATTTATTAATGGGAACGATGAAGATTGATAATGACAAGAAACCTTTAAGATTACAGGATAGTAAGGGGTTTGTTCCGTTAGCGAAACTAGGTTTGAATGATGATTTCTATGGTGGACGAATAGATAACCTTGCGAAGATAGACCAAACAGGTGTATACTTAGTTGTAGAAGGGGAACATGTTATAGATGTTTTGATAGAGAAAACAGAATCTTTAACAAAAGCACAAATTGTTTCCTTAGCCGAAACTAAGTTTGGAAAGAATTTAAATATTAAAGACAACAAAGATTTACTTATGAAACAATTTGAAGCACTATACCGAGCGTAAGGTTAAAAACGCAGATGCTGGATAATCTGACAGCAACAATAACGATTAAGGTTGAACAACCTAAAAAATCATTAGTGATGTAAAACATCTAAAAAATTGGAAGGGGATAACATGAAAAAATTAACAAGTTTTGACTTACAATTATTCGCAGAAAATGATGAGGAAGTAGAAATCATCGATGCTGGATTTCAAGGGGAAGAAGATGACGAGGAAGTTATTGAAGATGAAGAATTAGACGAAAATACTAAAAAAGATGATGAAGAAGTTGATGATGAAACTGATGAAGAAAACGATGACGATGACGATTCAGATGACGATTCTGGATTAGATAAGAAAACTAAAGCTATTATCCGACATAAAAAAGAAGCTAAAGAAGCTAAAGAAAGAATATACGAGCTAGAACAGCAAATCAATCATAAGAAACAAGAAAAAGAAAAAGATGAACTGATTGATAAGAAGATCGAAGCAGGTTACTCTGAAACGGAAGCTAAACGGATGGCAACTTTAGAGATCGAAAATCGTGAGCTTAAACAAGAAGTTATTAATAACCGATTCAGCAAACTAGAGTCTAAATATCCATTAATCAGTAATCACAAAACGGATATACTAGATATGCAAAAAAACTTGCCTGGTGCAACGCTAGAAGAAGTTTATCTTGCTAAATTCTATAAAGGAACAGCAGAAGAAGCAGAAAAGATTGCAAAGCAGCGTATGTTATATGCGAAAGAAGAAGCATCAAGTAAATCCCAAGAAAAAGGTAGCAGCGAAAGCATGAGTCATAACAAAGCAAATTTATCCCCATCAGACGAACGAGCTTATAAAGTATTTAAAGAATCACATCCTAACACGAACAGAAAAGATTTTAAAGAATTGTTGGATACTGACGAACTAGAAGAATAGAAAAGGGGTAATCATGTATATAGTAAATAATTCAGAAGCTACAAAACAATTGCAATTTATAGCAGGAGAAGATATTGCTTTAGGTGATTTAGTTACATTGACTGGTGGTGAAGCAGTTAAATCTGCAACTGGTGATACAACTATCATCGGTGTAGCACAAGACAATGCACTTTCTGGAGCAACAATTTCTGTGGAATTAGCAGAAGCAAATACAATTGAATCAGATTATACTGGTACATTTACGGATGCACATATTGGAACAGCATTCGATTTATCAGATGAACAAACTGTTGATCAAACAGCAGTTGATAATGGCGATGTAATCCTTGTAGGATATAACGCTGATACTACAAAAGGTAGATTTGTTTTACCTTTAGCTAATCGTGCAATTTAATTAAATGATAACGAAAGGGGAATAAATTATGGGTAAAAGAGCAGATATAGCAAAAGCAATGTTTGTAGAAACTAAAGAAATTTTTAAAAAGAACTTAAAGAAGTATTCTAAAGCGGAATGGAAAGCATTTTTAGCTATGAAAGATTCTAAGAAATCCCAAGAAACTTATGACACAGTAGGTAACTTGAAACCAGCAGAAGAAAAACCAGAAGGAGATCCGATCAACTATGGAAAAATTACTGATGGTCACACTACAACAGTAGTTAATAAAACATGGGCAAACGGATTTAAAGTGTCAATGGAAGCTAAAGAGGATGAAAAATGGGGTTTAGTAGATGCCACAAAAACATCAGAATTAGCAAGAACTATGATGTCACTTAGAGAAAGAAACAGTGCTATAATTTGGGATAGCGTTAAAACAGCAGTAGGTGCTGATGGTGTAACGTTCGCTAATAACGCACATCCACTTATTAACAATCCTAATGCAGTAAATGATAATTTAGAAGTTGGTGCATTCAATTTTGCTAATTATGATACAGTTGTTAGAAAATTCAATGACTGGAAAAATCATTATGGTGAGAAGTTTGAAACTAAGCCAGATTCTATTTTACTCAACATTAAAGAACAAACAAACGCAATAGCGTTATTATCTTCTAATCTTAAACCGTTTGAAGATACTAACACTAAAAACACTATCCCTCAATTAACATTGAAGTTTGCTTCTTATATCAAGGAAAATCTGTACCATTTCTTAGATAGCACGATTGATTCCGCTATCATGCAAAAAAGAAAAGGTTTAGTAACAGAATATGACTATGATAAGAGAAGTACATTCAACTTCTTCTTCAACGTTCACGAGAGATATAGAACAGGTATGATCAATCCTGGATTCGGATTTGTTACGCTTGATGGCGAATAGATTGATTATTAAAAATTAGTAAACACCTTGTAAAGGGGAAGGGAAATATTCCCTTTCCTTTTTTATACAGAAAGGGGAAGATGTGGGTAATCTTAAAAATATAGATTTTCAATTAGATATGATCAATCAGAAAATGCAAAACGCAGGAACGCTAGTAAAAGATGATACTAACGCAAATAAATTAAAAATAAGATTGACTAAAGGTAATAAAGCTTATGATCTTACAGATGCAACAAATGTTAACGCACAAATTAAAGGATTAGAATTTATAGATTCACAAGTTTGTATAATTGAAGATGCTATAAATGGTGTTATATCTTTTGTATTGCCAAATATCACAATTGACGAAAGAATGACATACACAGGTGAAATACAAGTATATATAAGTACCACAAGATTAACATCTTCTTTATTCAAATATAGAATAAGGAGTTTATTGTAACAGATAGAGAAAGGGGGAAACAGTGAGTGTTCTTAAAAATATAAGTTTTCAATTAGACATGATTAATCAAGGTATAGAAAATATAGGAACATTGGTACAAGACGATACAGGAGCTAATGTATTGAAAATAAGTTTAAGAAAAGGCGACAAACCTTATGATCTTACTGATGCAATAGATGTTAATGCACAAATCAAAGATGAATTTATTTTTTTAACAACTGTTCCTTGTGATA